GCCGATTCTCGCGCGCAAAGGTGCGATTCATGGTTTGCATCTCGAGCATGATCCAGTCATTCCACGCCACCGTGCCGATCGCAAGGCCGATCACCCGATCGTCCTTGGCGCGGCCCTCGCCGCCGATGCGATCCCCGACCCGATGGATGTTGCGAAACTCCTGCACGCACAAGGGTGAATTGATTTCCACCATGTCGCGCTCGAAGTAGCTGCGCAAGGTCGACATCATGCGGATTTTCTCTTTCGGGTTCGTTTGCCACTGATAGGCAAAATTGCCGTAGATCGAATCCTGTTTTTTCCAGAGGTAATCGCGAATGCGGCTCACCGCATCGAACGCGCCCATGCGCGGATCGCCGGGCGCCATCACACCGGTCTGCCGGCGCAGGTTGATCAACTCGTTGAACACCGCGCCCCCGGGGCCCTGCATTTCCAAGTTGAGCATGCACTCGCCATACCAGCCCGCAAGATGGGCAATCGCCCAGGCAAACTGCGCTTCATTGAAATGCGTGGTGGCGAGCTCCGCAACCTGCACAATCTTGTCAGAGTAGCAACGGCAGACGCACGCCACGAAATTGTCCGCCCACTCCGAGGAGCCGTACGCGGGATCCGCGCCCAAGGTATAGACGCCGGACACCTCGCCCTGCTTCTCGGCTTTAACCGGGGTTTCCCAAATCGTCACCTGCGCCGTTTCTTCGGTCGCCTCCAAGAATTGCGTGTCCTCGAAATTCATTCCAAACTGATAGCGAAAGTACAGGCACGGCTGCTTCAAGGCGTATTGATAATGCTGGTTTACGCGTTCCGCGGAGAAGAACTTCGAGCCCGACAGCTGAAAGGCGTACTCCTCGGTGGGGGGCATCTCTTGCAGCGCCATCATTTCATCGCCCTTCATTTTCTCGGTAACGTACCAACGCCACCACGCGAGCTGCTGCGGCGTTACTTCGACCCCATATCGGCCAAAGATTTCGCCAAGCCACACCCGCTCATCGGAGGTTGGAGTACCGTCCCAGTACGCCTTGAATTGAACCGAGTCCTCTGGCCAGGCGTAGAGTTCATTGCGCCACCAGCCAATGAATATCGCGCACTGCGTCTCGGATTTCTTCGCGACTTCCCAAGTCTGGTAAAACATATTGTAGCCGCGCGCCGTCGACTCGAAAACGTAAAGACGCTTGGGATTCTTTTGTGCGAGCGAATTCATCAAGGAAGCGAAGCCCTCCTCATCGCCCCAACTCGAACACTCCGTCGCGTGCAACATGTTGACGCCCTTGGCGCGACCTAGGCCGCCTTTTTTCTTCTCGCCGGCCACCATGTACATCAGGCGCGAACGGTTCTCGAACACGATTTGCGCGCGGTTGTGGCGCTCGATCGGCGGCTTGGAGGACAAGGGCAACGATTCAATGTAACCGGAGAGGAGCGAACGAAAGAGTTCGCGGTTCTCATCATTGTCGGTGACCACGGCACCTTGCAGCCCGGGGTTTTTAAAGAGCCAGTACATATCGAGCGCGAGCATCACGGTCGAGATGCCCATCTGCCGGCCTTTCAAGATCACGAACTCGTGAATGCCTGAGTTCAAGCCCTGCGATATCTGCTCGATCGCATAGCGCTGGCTGCCCATGAAGGTCAAGGGAATGCGCCCGAGCTCTTTGGAGTCGATGATCAGCTTCGAGCAAAAGTGCTCGAATCGCGCCGCATCGAAGCCCGCCGTTTCACCGACGTCGATCACAGCCGCAAGTTCCAGCGCTTGCCTGCCTCCTCGAGGTCACCTGCCGGCGGGCCGGCCGCACAGCACACCTGACATTCGATATTGAAATTGCCCTCATCACCGGAATCGAGCAATGCTTTCACTGCGCGCAAGGTGGTCGAGCCACAAAAGGGACAGGCGTAGAGCCGGGCTTGCGCGGACTGACCTTTCGGCGGCGGCGTAATCGCGCGTGCGACGCCTCTAGCTAATTCTTTGTTCGTCATAGCGGCCGATGATATCCGTGTTCATGGTGCGCCCGACCGACGATGCACCGAGCAAATTTTGATACACCTGCTGCGGCACGCCTTTGTACTGGTAGACGTGACCGGAAATAAATTCCACCTCGAGCGTGCCCTCTGCCGGGTTCGCTTCGTCCGCCGCCCAACCGACCCCCGCGACATTCGAGGATTTGACTGATCGCCGATTCACTCGCCGTCCTCCTTGCGATGCATTTTATCTTCCATGTCCGCCCAGGCGGCCCAGCAGCCACAGAAAAACCCGATCGCCGCGCCGCCGATCCCGGCACACAGGAACAACATCGCGAACCACCACACCGGCAGATTCATGAACGCCGCGGCGGAATCGGCATTTGACTGTTGAACACCCCCGGGCCCGCGACCTTCGGCATTTCCTCCGGGGCGATTTCATTCTGCACGATCTGCCCGACGATGTTGGCGCGTGCCGTGCGCCGGATGTGCCGGCGCATGGGCGCGTTCAACTGATCATCGTCCGGCAAGGCGATGATGCAGCCGCGCTTTCGACCCTCGGCAATCATCGCTTCGGCCATGTCGAATGCGCGCACGGCAGCTTCACCGGCGTCGAGGCCATCGGCAAAATAGGGTGTCTTGATCAGGTCCAAAGCAAACTTGGCCGCTAGATCCAACTGGCAGCCGTTCTCGAATTGGTTGATGGCGCTGCCAAAATAATGATCGGTCATTTGCGCTGCTGCTCAGCAAGTTTTTTCACATTGTCGTGAAGCGCGGCGTGCTTTTCCGCTGCTTCGGTTTTTGCCGCCTGGCCTTGCTGGTAGGGCATCCAACACGCAAAGTTGTGATCCGGTTTGGCTTCACCGGCCTGCACTAACCACAAACTCGTTGCCTGAAAGGCCTCGCCGTTTGAATTGAACCCCGCAACGTTGATATACCGATCATCGTGCACGTAGGTCACGAGCGCCGCCTCCGGCTGCTTCACGTCGTTCGATTCGCGGCGGAACACCCATACAACGCGCCCGACTGTCGGTTTGATAATCACGGCCGCTGCGCCGGGCATAAATCCGGCTTGGGTGTTTTGCAAAGTGTCGTTTGCTGTGGGCATGGTCAATTCCTCTTTCGTGTCGGGATTATTGGGGGTCATCGCATTCACGGCCAGGCGCAGCGCTGCCGGAGCGTCGCACTCGGCATTGAGCAATCGCCGGCGCGCGGCGCGACGAATGTCATCAAAACTCGGCTCCGGGCCGCCGAACAGTTCCCGGGCAAGCGCATGCGCAAAACCGGAAGGGTCAATCATGCCGTGCGCCAGACGCGGGAGGCGCCGGTCGCGAGCGCGCGGACGGTGAAATTGCGCTCACGGCCGTACTGCTTGCGGAAAGCATAAACATACAACTCGACGCTGCGCTTTTTGCGGTTCAACTCGACGCACTGACGCACCTTCATGCCGGCAAATAGCTGAAACAACTCATCGCGGACCACCCCCGAATTCAGGCGAACTGGGACGGGGAGGTCCACATGTTTAATCTGCAAAACCCGACGCGAATTGCGCGGACTAGACAGCGGTTCCAAGGGTACATCAGGCATCGCACGAAGTCTGCATGCTACTGCGCATGTTAGCAATATGCGTGTACAAGTAATTGATAAAATTGTAAAAAATTTTTGTGGTGGGAACTGTGGGGGTCACCGTTGCTGCAACGCTGGGCCCAAGGAATTCCTTACATTTCGAGCCCATGCTGCACTGCGGATACGCATAATAACCATTATGTTAAATGCGCATCGCTTATAAATCAATGACTTAGGCCAATAATGCGGTTTTCGAGGGTCCACATGGCCATTTTGTGCGCTGCAAATGACCACCAGGTGGACATGTTGCGGCGCAATGGTTCCACGTGGAACGTCGACGGGTGCGCGCCGTGCTTCACCCGCAAGGGGTCGCAAGGAAACAGAGACCGGAGCCGAGCCCCGTCACCTTCATAAGCCAAACCTATCAGCATTGATAACTTTTACCTATCAATGAATGCGGCTCATGCAAATCGAGTTTTAGATGCTGAAATGTCACGCAAATAAACGCTTGACAGATACCCATAGGTATATAGTGACCGGGTGCAGGACTTCTGCACGGCGCTACCGGCGCGAAGCCCGGACTGACTAGGAGAATTCAATGGAACTCATGCAAGCCAATCACCAGTGGTCGACTCGCCCAGACGATCAGCGATTTCTGTCTCTCATTGCCTTGAACGATCACTGCGCAGCGCAACGTGCCCTATCAATCGGCAAGGTTGTATCCTCGCGTGCGCTGAGCGCATCGCCCGTCGACGGCGACAACGAAGCCTTGATGCTCACGGGCCCGAACGGTGCGCCGGTCAACGTCACCAATTGGTCATTCGGCCAGCTGGCAGCACGTGCCGGAGCTCCGGCGGGCTACCTTCGCAACATACCCTCACCCCTTGCCGCCGATTGCATCAACTACGGATTGCACCACGCGCGTGACGTCGAAGAATGTGGCGTGTTGCTCACGCGCGATAACGGCTCGAATCAGCCCGCGACAGCGCGCGCCGTGACCGGCCCTAACTACGGTCGTATCTGGAACTCGACCATCACGCAAGCTCTGGTGCGTCAGTTCGGCGATGGGGTCTCAGGCACCTACCGCATACCGGGCGAGTTCGGTGTTCAAGGCAATCCGATCACCAAACAGAACACTACGCTTTATGCCAGCGATCGGGACATGTGGGTATTTTTGGCCGATGAAACAAACCGCATCGAATTGCCGAATCGCCGCAATGGCAAGACGGGCAGCCTTGCACGCGGTTTCTTCGCGTGGAACTCCGAGGTTGGCTCAACCACGTTCGGCCTCGGTACCTTCCTTTTCGACTTCATGTGCGGCAATCACATCATCTGGGGTGCCGAGGAATATCAGGAAATCAAAATCCGCCACACGGCGGGTGCGCCTGATCGCTGGATCGAGGAAGCAGCACCCGCCATTCGCGCCATCTCGCAATCCTCGGCTGTAGGTATCACTGAGGCATTGCAGGCTGCACAGCTAAAGAAGGTTGAGAACGTTGACGCCTTTTTGAATGCACGGTTCACCAAATCGCAGACTTCCGCCATCAAGGCCGCGCACATGGCCGACGAACAGCGGCCGATTGAAACCTTGTGGGATGTGTCAACGGGTATCACTGCTTACGCTCGGGAAATCCAACACACTGACGACCGCGTGAAACTAGAGCGCGAAGCGGGCAAGGTGCTGAAACTCGCAGCCTGATCCTAAGCCTCTCTTTGCCAGGGTGCCCGTGGCCCTGGCATTTTCTTTTGACCGGAGAAAATTCATGAAATCCTTTTTTATTAAATGTGGTGGTCGCTATCGAAGCGCCACTCAGTCGGAAGTCTGCGAAGCAGCAAGCGCCTACATTTTCGACAAGGCAGCCAAGACGCGCCCCTTACTCAGTTCGCCAAAAGCAGCCCGCGAATTTATCACGGCGCAAGCCGGCCTCGACCATGAGCAATTCGGCATTGTGTACCTAGACAAGCGCCATCGTGTGATCGACGTCGCCATCACTGCGCAAGGCACCATCGATGGCGCCAGCGTCTATCCCCGTGCAGCGGCAGTGATCCTGTTTCACAACCATCCGAGCGGTAGCGCGGAGCCGAGTAGCGCCGACGAATTAATTACAACGCGCCTCAAGGATTCGCTTGCACTGCTAGACATTCGGCTAATCGATCACTTGATTGTTGCGGGAACCTCGGTCGTGTCACTTGCTGAACGGGGGTTAGTCTGATGAACGAATCAACCAGCATTCCTCTTTTCTTTTGACCGGAGAAAAATTATGGCTACAAAAAATCGCTTTGAAGTGCTATGCAAGACAATCACTGAAATTGGTGACGAACTCACATCCGAGGTAGAACGCGCCGACACGGCATAATCGAGTCTTGACCATCTCAAAAGTGTCACACGCGACTTCCACACCTGGTTTCAATCCTTCATCGGTAACCAGGCTTACGCTGAGCTCACCTGCCCAGAGCTCGACCGTCTAGTACAGGCTTTATCCGAATGATGCTACGCAAACACAAAGGCTACTGGACGATCTTTTGCAACGGGGTGCCTACCCTCGCCTTTTCGACTTTCGAGGCCGCCTGGGCGGCGATCATCGATGCGCATACGCCAGATCCCCTTTGACTTAAACGCCTGCCTTGAACGCTGGCGTGAGGCGTGGATGGGTAAACACCGCGCCCGACTGGATGCATACAAGCCAGTCGGGCGCGCCTACCTGACAGAACGGCTCGCGCGCCAGCGCGAGATCGCCCAGCGCTGGCTCGAGAAGAGGGCCGATCAAAAATTCCATGAGCAGCACCCGAACGTGGTGCGCCTCAAAAGGCGGCGATAAGATAAGTTCAAATTCGAGTCTTGGTCGGGCTGCTCAAAAGGCGGCGATAAGTTCAAAAATTCGAGTCTTTTAACAATT